GTAGGTCCTTGAGGACCAGTATCTCCTTGTCTGCCGTCAGCTCCCGGAACTCCTCGAGGACCTTGAGGACCTACGATGTCTTTAGCGGACTTGCTTACCGAACCATCTGATAGAGTGACGAGAAGTTTATTATCAAGATCAACTTCAACATCAACAACGCTAATACCATCTTCGCCATCAACACCATCCCTACCATCTTTTCCGTCCTTACCGTCTTTTCCGTTAAGTCCGTCTCGTCCGTCTTTTCCATTGGCTCCATTATCGCCCTTTTCTCCCTTGTCGCCTTTAGGACCAACTTTAGCGCTAGTTATAGCAGCCTGATCGGACACACCCTTAAAACGCTTGTCGAGTAGTGACCCTAAAGCCTCTATCTTTGCATCGACAGACGCATCTGCGTTGGTTAAGTCCTTAAAGTTCATCCGTTAGAACTCACTTTTTCTTTAAAAGCGATGTCTCTAGCGTGTTTCTCACGACTATCTTGCATCTGCATCTTCACCACATCCATATTGTGATTGATTTCTTTCTCTTTCAGAGCCAATTCAGCGATTTTAATCTTCTGATTGAACTCAGAGCCATCTGCAGAATTCCGAGAAATGTTACCAATCATCTTCGCTTCAGTCTCTTTTGGTAAAATCTGAGCTTCAATGGTCGTTTTGATCGCATCAGCGTTGTATTTCTTCGCTTGCGAGTCAATGAGCGACAAATTAGCCTGTGCAGTCTGTAATTCCATCTGTTGCTGAGCTTGTTGCATCTGTTGTGCTTGCGGATTAGGCTCAGACATCTTCTTCAGAGTCTCTACAATCTCATCTCTGTTGGATAACGAGGAAGATTGGATGATTCCTTGGAGCAATACAGGTGTAATTGGACTATTAGGTCCTAAAGTCTGCATTAAACCAACCATTTGTTGTTGTTCATACTCTCTAGCAACCATTCCAAGGGTAGAAGTTGGTACAAAATCAAAGTCTTGGACGGGATAACGCTCAGGAGCGAACTGCATAAAGCGCCACGCAGCTTTCTCAATGAATGGGATTAAGAAGTCTTCTTGGAAGTTAATCAAGGCTCTCTTGTTCTTTTTCATCAAGGCTGATAGAGCCATTGAGAGACCTGCTCCTGAAGCTTCTCCACCAGCAACAGAGTTAGGCATAGAAGAGCTATCAAGAGTTCCTGTAGCTGCTAAGAGCATCTGTTGGAACGCTTGAGCAGTCTGCATATTAGCACCGTCAGTAGAACCAAACTTGAATGGCATTAAAATCTCAGTAGGATTACCATTGACAAGCATATTCTTTCCGGGACGCACTTCATACTTAGCGCCACGAGGTAATCGTGTAGCGTCCATTGCCATCATAGGCGCAGTAGTGAGGGCTAAAGAGTCTAAGTGGCTACGCATCTGAGCGTCAATCGCTTTTTGCATATTGTAGCCCTTCTCAATCGTACCACGACCCCAAAAACGACCGGGCATGGAGTCTGCTTGGTAGGAAACGATAGGACGATCCTTCATCATGTAAGGAGACTCTTCTGCTTTAAGAAGATACTGATTATCAGCAATCACAATGATGGCTTCAACCATGTCGGTATACTCGTCCGCAGCACTAGACTCAGGGAACAAGTCTACAACCTTCTCAGCATTCTTAGAGAGGTTGTTTAACATTTCTCTAGGAACTAAACCATAGTAACGAATCACCGCCAGCTTGTCATCACGAGCAGTTACTGACTCTTGTGTTTCTTCTAGCTTGGTGGAGCGATAACTTGGCTGTACATCAACCTTACGATAGAGTTTCTTTTCAATACCTTGAACGATAGTATAATAAGACATATACTCTTCAATCGCTACTCCAAGTGAATCCATCACTGAGTTAGCGTTAGGGTCGATTAAAAAATTCCGGGGATTGATAGGATTGAGACCAACAACAAACTGCTTTTTCTCCCTAGTGCCGATAGCAGCGACACGAGCACCGGGAATTGGTTCTGTAGCTGGGACACGAATAGTTCGTTCTTCAATAACAACTTCACCGATACCTGTACCATACATCTCCCCTAAAAGGATTATGTCGTCAATGGCTTTCTTTATCTTCGTGTGTTGAAAGTCTTCGTGCATTTGACGACGCACTAATTCAATGTCTTGCGGGTTCTTGTCGTTCATGTCATCAGAGATGTCGAAGAAGTGACCACGCCCAAATACTGCTTCAGAGATTTCAGCTTGTTTAGCTTCTACGGCTTGCTGAATCGCTGGGGTTACAATACGACTACGCTCAGACTCACGCATCTTATCTTCTTCAGCGAAGATACCTCTGAACATACGCTCATATTCCATCCACTTATAGAGATAGTTTACATCTCGATAGTTGCGCCATTCGGTGCAGTGGTCAAGAACAAAACTAATGACTTCTTTATCGGCATCTGTTTCTTCAACAAATTCTTCAGTTGGGAGTTTCTTTAGGGCGAGTTTATCGGTCATTATCTAAATCCTGATATGCGAGGTGAGAATACGAAAGTGGCTTGTGTCAATGAAGGCTTGGGGTTTACATTAGGGTCTACAACAGACATAATGTTCCATCCAAGGTTAATGAGAATACAGCGAGCAGTGAAAGGAATTTTCTTAATGTAACGATACTGGAATAAACCATTGCACTCGACGTAGCAAAAGCCTTCCTTAGCGTTATCGTTGTCCTTAATCGTAGGGTCTCCCACGAGATAGGTATTGTAGGGAGTACCAATGTATTTGAGTTGAAACGCATAGGCAGGGTTACGACAGAGCCACTTCACCTGAGAGAAGTACGAAGGCGGGTTAGCTTGTTCAAAGGTGTAGTCACCGTCTAAGCTGTTGTCAGGGGTTTGAAACCAAGAAAGCCACTTCGGTAGTCGTGGTCCAAAGGAGAGTTTAGCATGGTTGTCACTCCACCCGTACTCCTGAGCAGCAAACAACGGCAGGATTGGAGAGAGCAGTAAGCCCAGCAGAGTAATCGGCAGAGAAGCTAATGCTAAAAAAAAATAAATTAGGTAGGTCATATTAGTATCCACTCACAGCGTCAAGGCATTCATAATCATCGGAGTCATCGTCACTAAAGTAAGTAGTAACAGCCAACTGGTCTATGTACGACAGGGCGTCAATTTCGTCATCGTGAACCCTCGGAGTAGGGAACATGATGTATTCGTCTTTAAATCCTTCCCACTCACCTTCTTCATTCAAGGTGATCTTACCATGCTCAAAGCGTCCCTGCAGCGCCCAAACGATACGCTCTGCTTTCTTCTTATTCCCATGCGTTAAGTCTTGTACATGGCAATAGATGTTATTAGACCTCATTAGATCGCTTAGATAGGGCAACACAGCGTTTTTAAGGCTACCACGCTCTACCCCTACAGCGAGTGGTTTAAACTCCGCTATGTTCTTTAAAATGCGTCTAGCAGTCTCTTTAATGTCCCAGCGTCCTGTTTCAATCTTATTCACCCACCAATCACCCATATCAGTGACTTTAACCACCGCTATAGCAGTCTTGTCTAGCTGATTCTTCCTAGACTGAGTGTTGTTCATGTTCTCAAAGCCAGCTAAGTCAATGGCTATGTAGTAAGCCCCTTCTTTAGGTTCTTTACCGAACTTGAGCCAAGACTCTTTAAAGGTGTCTGTACCAGCGTTATCAAAGGAAGCCATAAATTCTTGCTTAAAAGCGAAAGAAGACATACTGAGTCTCGCTGCTTCAACTTCTTTTGCATCTATTAGTGGGTTATCGGCTGTAGTAAAATGCCACGACTTCCATTCAGGGTCTGTACCTTCTTGTCCTACATTATACAAGTCATACAACCAATTTCGTCCTTTAGGGGTTGAGATGAATAATGCCCTACCTTTTTTGTCAGACAATGAAGCCCTTAAGACTTTTTCCCATGTATCAGGTTTAATATCAGCGACTTCATCGAGGACGACATAAGTAAGAGAAACACCCCGAAGAGTATCAGGTCGGTCGCTTCCACGTACATATATTTTTGCTCCGTTAATGAGTGTCAGATCCATATTATTTACGTGACTGGACTGAATTACTTCTCTACCGAGGTCAACAAGCAAGTCCCAAATAATCTGCCGAGCCATTCCCTGTGTAGGGGCTACATAACAGACAGCACTTCCTTTAGGGCATTTTAAACCTTCAATGAGAAGACTTACCGCAGACATCCTTGATTTACCACAACGTCGTCCTGCAACCACAACTTTAAACCTTGCAGAATCAGACATCACTGTTCTTTGCCAAGGTAATAACTCGAAGTTCAAACTAGTCATTAGATCAGCCCTTTAGCTTTTAAAAAGGCTTTACAAAATATCTCAACAGACTCGTCAGTGAACGAACCTTTACAGGTATTATAGATTGAGATAACCATCTTACAATTATCTTCTGTATATGGCAATGAACTATCAATACGATCAACTGAAGGAGCAAAAGGATGTCTATTTTGTCCTTTGCTTTTTATAGCTAAGTTGTCGTCATAGGTTAAGACAAGGGGTAGTCCTGTTACTTCACAAACACCATTCTTTGTTTTTTCCTTAAACCATTCTTGACTTAGCTGAAATTCTATGTTTCTTTGTTTAGCGCCTTTTAACACACTGTGATACATGTGGAGTGCTCGTCCGTTTACGGTTGTTCGATATGAAGCAGCTTCTTGTTTAGTGAATGTCATTATCTTCTTCATCCATGTCAATCACTTCAGCGTCCTGTACTGCTGTGACCTCACCAATACCAGTAATGTTAATCGTTACAGCGTTTCTTTGTCCTTTGGCATCTTTCTCGAATAATGACAAAGGCAGCACCCTGTCTATACACATTTTTAGACAAGCAACCTGTGCAGGGTTTCCATCTTCTAATGCTAACTGGACAATCTTATCAATGACTTTATCACCGCTAGTGGCTAGAAGCCTCTGCTTAAATTCGGCAATGCGTCCACTATCTTCTCTTGGGCGACCTAGTTTCTTAGACGCTTCCTTTAATCGAGCCTTAGAAGGACGACCTTTTTTGACTGCTGGTTTTTCTAAGACAACAACTTCTTTATTAGACATAAATCCTTCAGGTTATTAACCAACAAAAAATGATTAGCCCTACTATACTTTAAAGACCTAACACCAAGGATAGCTTTTACACTTTAAAGTTATAACACCATAATGAAGTTATAACATTATATGTATTGTTTTTAACTACACCATAGCAGTGACATCTTGGTGTCCTGCTTAGCAGTCCTACAACTGAAGTCCTTCCCTAGAGGACTACAACAACTTGTTTGTCATGACTTATAAGTATACTAGTATACCATACTTTTTCGTGAAAGTCAAGAGATTTCTTCTATGATCTAAAAATATAGTTAATATTGTCTAAGTTATCAACTCTTTTGATAGCCCTTCGGGAGAGCACTTTAGAGTAGCCCTCTGGGTGTCCTCCTCAGCCCCTGCGGGGAGTCCTTTTCAGCTAGTCCTTTAAAGGGGACAGAGTCAGTAATAAGTCCTTTATAATCATAGGGTTAGTATTGTCTCTGGAGTCAGTCCTTTTTAGGTACTTTCTTCTTTTTACTTTTTAGGAATCTCTGAGGTATCCGCAAAAGAATTACTCCAACGACCCCCCCTCCCCCCGTGTTGTTTCTACGCAACAGTCATAACTCAAGCGTTTCACATGGTGAACTCTAGTGTCATAATCCGAAGGATCTCCCTTAAGCGCTGACCCTTCGGGTTGTGGAAGCCACCCCTCCCGAGATAGTTGCATAGCTAACTAATAAGGCATGACGCTAGAGTACTACGATTCGTAGTGGACTTGGGAGTATCGCTAGAGCATGACGTATGAGGCGTATAAGCACCCTATTGAGCCACCCTTAGCAGTCACTCCACTAGAGTGCTAAGTAGTACGTACTAGGACTATCACCTACTGTATGTATTTACAGTGTTGTATCTACGCAACAGTTTGTGTAGCAAACCTAACACTAAGATGACAATCCATTCTAAGGGGTCTAATAGCGTCGTGGTGAACTTTGAGTACCTCTGTCTAAGGGTTGCACTACCCTTGTCTAAACTCTAGCGTTCTATATAACATAAGGCTTGCAAGGCAGGTGCTCAGGTGTCAATCCTTGAGAGGAATTAAAAACAACAAACAATAAAAGATTTACAATCTTGTAACACTTACTGGCAAAAGCCCTGTACAGTTACTACATCGCAACACGAAACACACATTTAAGTAACTAAGAATCATTCTCAATAAGGAATTAAAATGAAGATAACGCACCATTGGAACATTGAAAGGGAAAACGGTACAGAATATACCCGTTTCTTTCTTGATAATGGAAAAGAATTACACCTTGAAAGTTCTACTAATGCTTGGTCTTTAAAAGGTAAAACAGGCAGAGCAATCAAGAATGACAATTCAGTATTTGAAGTAATTAAATTAGTATCACCTTACTTTGATTCATTAGAATCTAACACTTAAAAGAAATAAACAAAATGAAAACATTTAAAGCCAGTCAAGATTTAGGTAAAACAATGCCTAGTAACCTTAGCAAATCAATCACAGTAAGCGAGCATAACAAACACTTTGGGGCATTACTTACTTGTGATGTTTGGACTAATGACGGCTATTTAGTAACCTCGGTACATGAGAACGGAGCTACTCACCAATTACGCAAGGGGCAGGATGTTTTGGTAACCGATTTAAACCCTGATGTAGTGTTGAGTTACAATTCTAACAAGCGTTCTAAACAATTTGGATATTAAACACTAAAGCCCCCGTTAAGGGGGCTAATTCAGGAGCACTAAACCATGACAAACCTTGAAGCCCTTACAATTACTGTGATACTATTCGCAGTCGCACAAGTAGTTTTCTACCTAACATCAATAGGAGCATTTTAAAAATGACATACACATATATTGAAGAATCAAAAGCATTAGAGCAATACCGTGATATGATTGATGACTGTAATCAGGTATCGATCTTCGGGATGGAGTTTACACCTAGTAGAGTGTTAGAAGAATTAGATCCTATTGCCTTTAATTGTGGCTTTAGTGACTGGCTGGATAGTATAGAATTAACAACAGACGAAACAGAACAGGAAGAGGAATAAACCATGAGAAAAATAGAACAACAAATGCTGAACGCAATCCATACCAAGACGGATAAATGGGTCAAGGATAATACAGGGGTTTTCTACCTGTCTGCTAACGAAACAGGGAACCCCTTTGGTGCTAGGTCTGAAATTTACTTACACGGAAATCTGATAGCGGAATACTGGCATGATAGAGCACACCTAAACAGTGCTATTGAAGTAGATACATCTACCCTTAAGCGATATCCTACAAACACTACCAAGAGCCGTTTACGGGCATTGGGAGCGAATGTAACAACTAAGAAGGGCATCACTTATCTTGATGGTGTAGCAGTTTAAACTTAGGAGAATTACACCATGAATGAATTTATCACAATCAACGATCTACACGAATCACAAGCAACGGAATGGCTAGACGTCCCTTGCTTTATAGAGGACACCTATGCTATGATGTCAAACGATGACGATACTATGGAGGATTTATGATGGAAGACTTGGAAGATTTTGTGACGGACTGGGTTAAGTACGAAACTAGACCTAATGGGATTTGTTATGCTAAAGACCGTGCTAACTTTGTAGAGGCTTTAAGAGAGCTACAATTAAGAGAAGAGATAGAGACATGGGAGGACTGTACACCCTTGGAGCAAACCTTAATAGAGGGCTTTTGGTTGGTACAAGCCCATAAACTAGCGGAAGAGGCTTATTATGACAGATAACGACAGTATCAACCCTTTTGAGGGTCACTATTCAACGGACAACTATTACTGTAATGGGCTTTGGTTTATGACGCTAGAAGGTGCTCAAAAATATGCTAATTGGTGGAGGGACACTTATAGGGAATATAAAGTAGTTTATACAAGGGATGAAATAGAGGCTACAAGAGGTTTAAACAAGTAAGGTAAGGGTAAGGTATCACCTAAGTATAGAAGTCGTCTAAAACAGGGCTTAAAACAAGCCAGAAAGGTATTATATGCGTTGCTATTGCTGTAATAAAGCGTTATCAGACTATGAGAGTACCCGTAGAAGTGCTAGTACAGGTCAATTCTTAGATATGTGCCAGCGTTGTTTTGGCTCTGTAGAGTCTGACATCTTAGCTATTGATAGACCTGATTTAAGGCACGAAGATGAAGAAGAGGAAGGGTCTTTAGTGGAAAACCACTGGGACTCTTATTTTGAGAATAAACCTTATGAGTAAGGACAGTAAGCTTAATAACATGTTAATGAGCACCAAGAGAGGGCACGTATATAAGAGATACCACTCAAGGAAGTATGACGCTAAGAGAAAAGGGCTAGTATTTGATATAACGATGGAGTATGTCCTCTCACTAGCAACGGATAAGTGCCCTATACTTGGAATTGAACTATCTTGGTGTATACAGAGTAAGACAGTAACAGATAACTCACCTTCTCTCGATAGAGTTATCCCTCATAAAGGGTACATTGTCGGAAATGTTGTATGGATTTCAAGTAAAGCCAATAGGATTAAAAACAACGGCACAATGGAGGAACACAGACAGATAGCAGACTTTATGGAGCGTTTCGCATTATGATAAATCTAAGATATTTCACCATGTGCAACGATAACCCTTTAGAAGATCATTGAT